TCCCTGCAACTCGGGGGCGGTCGGCAGGTTGCCGTAGCCGCTCAACTGGAACTGCTGCGCCGGAAGCCCTTGCGGGGTGAAGTTTGTGCCGTAGACGCTCTGCACGCGCCCGATGGCCTGTTCGCCAAGGCCGGAGAGCGCACGCTCGACCCGCTGCTGCGCCTCAAGGGTCGCCTGCGCCTCGGGGGTGAGATATTGCTCAATCGTCGGGGTGTCCAAGTCCACCATCTCGGTGAACATCTCGCGGGTGGGCATTACATCGCCCATGTACTCCCCGCCACCGTAATTCTGGAACCGCGCCGCACCCGGCCCCATGCCGGACGCATCAAAGCGACCGCCGCCGATAAGCATGGCAGTAGGAACCTGCGCTCCGGTAGGAAGCGTGGTGAAGTCGGTTCGACCGCCCTGCGTGTATGCGCGGTCATCGCCCATTTCCAGAGCCTCGCGCCGCGCAGCAGGCATACCGCCAGCCTTTGACGCCATAGGCTCGGGCGACACGCCGAGGTCAACGCCCCCGCCATACATACCGCCGCCCATCTCCATGCGCTGACTGCCACCACCGGGCTGCATCGCGCCGCCGCCAATGCCAACGGTTTGAGGTGCGGCAGCCGTAGGAGCCTGCGGCTGACGCGACCGCCAATCAGCCATCGCAGCGTCATACGCAGCGCGGTTAAACTGCGGACGCCCGTAGGTCACACGCTGACCGCCAAGCGGGGTGATGACGTTGGGGTTGGAGAGCCGCGCAGTAAGGCGCGCCGCCTCTAGGTTGGCGATGCCCTGCTGTTGTGCCGCGCCTGCGTAGTCAGGCGCTGGCGGCGGTGCCGGTGATTTTTTGCCCATAACGGTGTCCTAAATAACGACACGCATCGCGTGTCATGGTCAGGAAAACAATATCACCGTCGGTGTCGGCGTCTTTGATTCGCGCTTCCTCGGTGAAACCCATTTTACGCACAAGAGTCAACGCTTTCGCGTTTTTGCTGCCCACGGGGGCGATGATTTTGTCAACCCCGCAGACGTTAAACGGATAGTCAAACATGGCGGCAAGGTAAGCCGGGGTTAAGCGGTCAGCGATGGCGATGTGGCAGACAATGCTGCGCCCGTTCCAATTCTCGTAGACCACGCCGCCGACCAGTTTGTCGCCCTTACGCAGCCCGATGGCGTTGGAGCGTTCGGCGTGATACCCGCCGCCCGTGATGTCGCATACCCATTCGCCCACCTCGGGGCCGCTTGTTATATGCCAGCCCATCCGAGTTGATACACCACGTCAGTTGAGGCCCATTGGATAGCCAATTTCTTGCTGCTGCTCTGGAACTGGATAGCCCCGCAGTAGCCGACTCCGGTCACGCCTTGCCAGTTGTTCTGTATTTCAAGGTCTGACCCCCAAACGCCCGTGTCCCACACGGCGGTGTCCCAGAACGCCGTAGTCAGCGGCGTAAATGACACGGGAGCCACGTTATCGGCAATATTAAAATCAACATTGATGCCCACCGTCACCGAAGGCGTGCCGTTGCTGAAGATGGAAGGCCGCGCGCGCGTAAAAATCTTCTTTACGCCGCGCGTTTCAAAGTAGTTAAAGGCTTGCAGTATCCGACCGTTGATGTTGTTGGTGTCGTCGATGTAACCATCGCTGCCAGCCGTCCACGCCCTTGCTACAAAGGTTGCCGCGCCAAAGTACGGCGTGTCGTCAAGCAACCCAAAGTGAAAGGCGTTCCAGCCCGTGAACTTGCACCACGCCTTCGTGATGTTGTTCATCACAAACTGTTCCTGCGCGCCTTCGCGCACCGGGACATTGACGATAAGGGCGTTGTTCTTCGGGTTGTACAACATACACCACCCAAAGTTGTCCCTATACGCCGCAGCAGCCGCCGCAAACGCGCCCTGAATCTTGTCCGACAGCGCGATGTTAGGGTCGAGCCGCGAGGATTGCAGCGCCGATGCCATCGGAATCAACCCATCAAGCGTCAACACCAAGAGGTCGCCGCCGTACTTCATCAGGCAGCGGTTGCCAATAGGCGCGCCCACAATCCACACGCCAATCAAAGCCCATGTGGACGCAGATGAGGGGTCGGTGCCACGGTAGACAATGACCTCGCCCTTGTCGGTGACAAATACGAGGTTGTCATCCACGCCGTAGCCAGCGTCAATCGTCCACGATGCCATCGACACCAACACGCCGCCGAGGCGCGCAATGGATGACAGGTCGAGAACCTGCGCCGCGCCGCCAACGCTAGAGGTCGGCAGGTACCACGCCTTGAGCGTGTCCTTCTGGATAAACCACACACGGTTCTTGAAGAGCGTCGGAGAGTTGAGCGTGGTGGTCGTGACGCCCGTGATGGCAGGCGTAGATGCGCCCGTGATGCTCGTCCATGTGGTGCCGTTGTAGAGGTACGGCGTGTTGACCCCGTTGGCGGCGTACAGGTAGTTGCCGCCTGCGGTCGTGACGTTGGTGTATTCCCACTTGGAGTTGGTCAGTCCGCTGACCGCCGCCGCGCCAATAGCACCCGCAGATGTAGCGTTGTAGAACTTGCCATCCGACACCGCCCACAACTGGTCAGAGGTGCCGCCGCTGTAGGTCATCAGGGTTTCCACATCGTCGGGGAACCCTGTGGCGTGCTTCACATAGCCGCCGCGCAGGATGACGTTGGACACGCCGGGGAAGTAGTTGTCCAACTGCACGGCATCGGTGGGTGCCATGTTGGCGAGAGAGTCGCGCGCGTTCCACCCGCCCACAGGCGACGGCAGGCTTGCGACATTGGCCGCAGCGCGCTGTACCAGTCTGCGACGGGCGACGGCCATCAGTTCTCGTACCCGTAGCCAGAGTCGGGGATGTTGTCGTAGCCGATAAGCACCGTGCCGGGACGCGGGGCAAACGAGAGGTTGGCGGCGCCCGTGTCCTGCGCGATGGCCGTCTCAAGTTCGGCAAGGTAGTCGCGGAAGATGGCGGTCGTGTCGAAGCCCTTTGCCTCAAAATACTTGAGTTTGGTAGACAGCACCATCACACGAGCAGGGTAAATGCAGGTGTCGTTGTCTGCCGTCATCGAAGTCTTGGGCGCGCCCGTTGCGCTCTCGGCCCATGCGTTGCTGCGGTACTCAAAGCCAAGCAACTCGCCAGCGTTCATACCCGGCCAAATCTGGAAGTATTTGCCGAGCAGACGGTAACGGATACGGGGGCCGGTCGAGATGTAGCCCGAGAGCAGCCACTCCCATTGCTGCGGCGACTCGGGGCCGAGCATCTCCCACCGCTTGCTCTTGTCCCAATGCGTGCGGTTGACGCTGCTGTAGTAGTCCGAGGGCAGGCCGTACTTGACCTTCTGGAATATCAGGTTGCCGTTAACCTGCGCCTGTGTCGGCTCGTAGTTGATGGAGACAGCCGAGGGCGAAAGCACGCCCGTCACATAGGTGGCATTGGGGATGCCGACGCCCTGCACCTGATAGGTCGAGTCGATGGCCGAGGTGTCAGGAATGCCGGTGAGGGTGTATGCCGAGGTCGTCCACGTTCCCGTGGTGCTGATGGCCTCGGTGTAAAAGGTGTGCTGCTTGGTCAGTTCGCGCCAGTCAGCGCGCCGCATCAACTCGTACCCCGAGGCGTTCATCAGGGCAAGAATCTGAACCACATCCTGATTGGGGTTTCCCGCGACCGTTGAGGGGATGGGCAAACCCAGTTCAGCGGTGACCTGCTGAACCAACGCCAACATGGTTGTGGTGCTCATGCGTTAACTCTCCACGGCTGGCTCTCGCTTCGGGCGACCGGGCTTGCGCGCCATAAGCGCAGCCATCTGTGCCTGAAGTTCGGCCAGTTGCTTCTTGGTTTCGTCGAGTTGGTTCTCCGTCTCGGAGCGATTGCGCCGAGCGAGGAACGCCTTTGCCTTCTCACGCAGGCCGGTGCCGCCCATCCCGATGCGCTGCAACTGCGCGTCGGATGCGCTGGCGACCTGCTCTACGGTCTGGAACTTCAGGATGCGAAGTTCCTCAATGTGTCCACGGGTAATGTCGCCGCTGCCATCGGTAAACCAGACATCAAGCGAGGTGCCAATTGCGGGGGCGTCCTGCTCGTTTTGCTTCATCTGGAAGTAGAGATACTGACGCGGGAAACGCTTTTTGTGCTCTTCCGTCACCGGCTGCTCAATGATGGTCGTCTTGTCGCCGGGGATGTTGATACGCACAAACGGCTTGTTGTCCCATTTCGGGTCTACATCCTTTGCGATGTAAAACTCGACTTGGAGTTGCTCGTCCGCGTTGAAAATGTCGCTGTCCAAAGGCATCGTCGTTACTCCTGTGGGGAGGGGGGAAGAATCACAGGTTGTTGACCTGTGTTAAGGTCGCAATGACCGAAGGAATCGCAGGCCAGACACTTGTGGCGCTGGCCGCAAGGATTCTAGCGTTGGTATTGTCCGTTGCCCACATTAATTCGACGTAGTGTGTGGGTTCCAACTGGATGATGAAGTTCCACGCCGCAACAAGCCGTGCCGCCGTTCCCTGCAACGCAACAGTGCTGGCGGTGTTGGGGACGTTGACGCCGTTCTTACGCAGCCAGATATAGACGTTAACCGTGCCGCCCGAAGTCTGGTCAAGTTGCGCCGAAAACTGGACGTTGTAGACGCCCTGATTGGCTACGACAAGCCGCGACGAGGGCGACCCAATGGACACCCCGTTGCTGCTGTCGGTCGTCGTAAAGGTCATGGCGTAGGCGGTGTCAATTGACGCCGCGACCTGCGTGCTGGTGTCCGAGAACGCCCCGTAGTGCAGGATGGGGACAGACCGCCCGAAGCCCTGCAACTCTTCCCAGAGCGTATTGCTGACCGCAAAGAACATGGCCGAGCAGTCGGCGTTGATTGTGCCGAAGCCTGCGTTGTTGATGCTGCTACCCGCGTCATACGGGTACACCGTGATGGGGTTGGCGGTGCTGTTCTTGACGATGACCGTCTCGCCCATCTCCGTCGGGGGCAGTCTTACGCCCGTGCCAACCGCCGCGCTATTTACATTGGTGTAAACATAGGTCAATTGCAGCGCATTGCCTGCCGAGGTTCCGGCTGCGGTTGCCGTGCTGATGCCGTCGCCACAAATGGAGACGGTCTTGAGGCTGTCTACGCCTGCGCCCAGCACCCGTGAGGGTATGGCCATCTCAAGCCGCCAGCGCCATCTTGCGGCGCTCTTCGATGATGGCGGCAATCAACCCCGGCCCTTTGGCCTCCACCGTGATTTCGGGCATCACGGTGTAAATCATCTGGAACTCGTTTGCCTGCTGCGCCATCGCAGCATTGCAGGTGAACTTGCGCTTCTCCGCGCCTACAAACACATCCATCGTCGGGCCGGTCATCTCGCCCGTGAACCGCTTAATGCCATCAGCCCGGTTGCAACTGTCGTAACCGTACAACACAAAGTTGCGAAAGCCAAGCAGGTACCCGATGTTGATGGCACGCATCCCCGAGGTGGTGCCGCCGCCGACCGCCAACTTGCCAGCGCCCAGCGCCTTCATCTCCGGCCCCTCTGACCACGAGTGCCACAGGACAACCTTGCGCTCTTTCAGCGTGTCGAAGGTAGCCGGTGGGCAGCGGGAGGCAACAAGGTAGGTGGTGTGCGCGTTATGGCGCTGTATACCGCTTGTGCGGTCACGGGGGTCAAGGTTGACCCACAGGTCAGGCTCTATGCCGTTCTCGCACAGGAAGTCGTGTGCGGCCTTTACAGCGACAATCGGGCGACCGGCCTGTCGCTGCGCCCGAATGTCCTCTACGAAACTAGGCATTGACCACCCACTCGCTACACACACGAATGTTCCATCGTGGGTGCAGAGAGCGGGGGCCAACTCTGGCAACCCACGGGCAAGCGACGAGCGAATGTTGGAACAAAGTTCCTCCGGCTCGCCAGCCGCCCGCACCGTGAGTTCCAGTTTTTGCATTACGGAGTCGCGTTCGACGGAACCGGAATGACCATCGTGAACGCTGCAACCGCAGTCATAGCCGAGGTAGCCGAGGCGGTCACTTCCGTGACCACGCCAGCGACCAGAGCGCCCGACACGGTGGCATCATCCAACCGGCCTTCGGTGCTGGTGGTGTAGAGGGCAACCGCCGGGAGGCAGGAAGCCGACACATTCACCCGCACCTTGCCGCCCAACTGCACCCAGCCGTAGTAGCCAGACGCAATTGACACCTGCGCGAAGCCGATACGCTTGGTATCAGCAACACGCGCCGTCGTCGCATTGGTGACGACATTGGTGTTGGGGATGCAAACAGCGTTGTACTGCGAGATGGCCGAAGCCGCCTGCACATACACCGCCAAACCACCATCATCAAGCGTCACGACCGTGCCGGTATTAATGGCAGGGGTCGAGTCGGTATAACCGAGAGCAGGGTACGCAAACCCGTTAACAATAACAGTCATTTTCGTATCCCCTATCAGTTAATCAACACGCCGCAGAACTGCGGGCCAGACGAGGTAAGGTTACCCGCCCAGCCAATCAGTTTCACGATAGCGTCTTGGTTGACAGCCTGACGGTCGCCGCCAATCGGGACAAAGTTTCTGTCCTTGTGGGGGCGGAACATCAGGTACTTGGTGTTGAGGAACCACATATGGTTGGCATTGCCCGCGCCGCTGTTGTACGACGACGAACCAATACCACCATCAAGCACCACATCCGAGGCCATGCCCGCGCCGAAATACTTCAGCGAAGCAAAGCCAGCGCCAGCCGTGCCACTACCGCTGTCGGTAATGCGCTGGATGGCTTGCAGGCTCTGGAGGTAGAACTTGTAGTAGTTGGAGTCCGCAACGATGAGGTCGGGCTTGTCAGTACCACGAATCAACTGCACCGCAACCGAATCCATGTAGCCTTGGATGTTGCTGCTGGTGACAGCGCCCGTGCCGTCGCCGGTGGCCGAGAAGGACACCGAACGCCAGAACGACCACACCTGACGGTTGATGCCGCCATAGGTGCCGGTGGACGGGCTATCAGGCACAGCGGCAGCAAGACCCGTGAGGTTCTTACCCGCGTTGCCGGTGCCGTCACCGTACAGGTCACCGCTGATGCGGTTCGCCAGTTGCGCCTCGGCAACCTCCATACGACCGTCGAGCAGGTCGATGATGGCTTCCTTACCCGAGTTCTGAATCATCTCCAGACCCGAGATGGACACAGCAGACGCATACTGCGTGATGCTGAACTGCGCCGCAGAGATGGGCGAGTTCTGACCGACGTTAAGCACCTCGTACCCGGAGTACGAATTGGTGTTGTTCGTGGTGGTGTCGTTGTACATGATTTCTTGCAAAATCACGTTACCGCCCGAGAACGTCTTGACGTTCCCGCGCTCCTTCAGACGACGAAGCAACGCATTGTTGTTCGTCACGTTGTCAGCGAGTTCACCGCTACGGCTCTGAATGTTAGTAGCGATGATGTCGCTGATACTGGAGTTAGCAAAAGACATTTAATTGACTCCTGAATCAGTTAATTACAACCGCGAACTGGATTCTTCAAACGCTTCTTCCAGCATTGCGCGGCGACTATGCGCTTTGGGAGCCGTGTTAGTTCCGGGTGTGGAACCTCTGACGCTGACCGCTGCTGCTCGGGCGGCTTTCGCTGCCCGGTTCTTCTCCGTTGCCTGACGTTGTGCAACCTCTGCCTGTCGGGCTGATAGCACCTTGTCAAACAAATCTGAATCAAGCCGAATGGCCTTCTCGTAGGCGTCCTCAAGCGTTTCAGCCACCCCAGATTGGAGCAACTGAATCATCGTCGGACGCGCTTCCTCGAAGTGTTCAGCCGTCATTGAGAAACTGTTGATTTCGTTTAGCAGGGTCTGGTTTTCGGCCATCTCCTGCTGCTGCTTCCACCCCATGACCTCGCCACGGACGGTGTTCAGTTCGTTCTGCAACTGATACACCATCGGGTCGATGGAGGGTTGGGCGGCCTGCTGACCACCCTGCATGACTTGGTTAAGGTTGATGCCGTAGGACGCAGCCAACTGCGTCAGGTACTGCATCTTCTGCGCCGGGGGGCTGTTACGCAGCGTGTAGTCGGCCTGCGCGAGAGCGGCAACCGCCTGCTCCGGCTTCAGGCCAAGCCCCTGAATGGTCGGCAGGTACGGCTCCAGCGCCTGATTCATCGCATCGGCAAACTGCGCCTTTGAGAGCAGCGGCTCCACGCCGCGCTTCATCTGTTCTTCGCGCTGCCAAGCGTATTCTTGAATCTTGGGGTCAGCCTTCGACCAGTATTCGTGATATTCCTTTTTCCACGAGGCAGGCGGCTTGCGCCACACGGGTTCCTCGGCAGGTTCAGCAACCTGCGGTTCCTCGACCTGCTTCTGGGCAAAGCGCCCTTGCTCGTCCCGTCCCTGCGGCGGGGTGTCCTCGGCCTGCTCAAACTGCTGTTCGAGCAACTCCTTGCGGTCGAGCGTCTCTGCCTGTGGGGCTTGTTCCATTACCGTCTCCTGTGGGGGTCGTGGGTAAATCGGATTTCATCGCGCAACCGCGACAACAACTTGTTGGCATCCGAGTGCGTCATGTTCGCCAACTGGTGGCGCAACACATCCACTCGGCTGTTCTGGGGTTTGGGTTTGCTCACGAACTTGGTCGGGTCATCGTTGCCGACCTCGACGCAACCGTTGGCCTTGAGGTGCCGACGATGCTGGGAGCGCGAGGTAATCATGCGCCCGTCAATCATCGACTTGTACGGCGCGATGTCGGGGACAACGTAGTGATAGCGCCCACGCTCGTCGCGCTTACGCTCCACAAACTCGCCGTCAACCATCACATAAGTTCGTTTCATAGCAGCAACAATACTTCTTCGTCGTCCATTTCCTGATGCTCTCGCATCAGTCTCTCCACCCTGTCGATGTCGCTTAACAGCGCATCCCAGTTAATCGTGGGTTGTGCGATGTTAACAGTTAAATGCGGTTCAACAATCCTCTCTGCAATCTCTGGGCGTGCTTCGTGCAGTTGCTCGTAAACCGAGATTAACTCTTGCTTGCGCCTTTCACGCCTTTCTTGCTCTTCTTCCCACCGCTTCTTGCGGTTCTTGTCGCCTTCGTGGGAGTCGCTGATGACGATGATGGGCTGGACGGAGGCGGTGAGGGTGCCGGTGGCTCCGGTCGCTTCCACACCGGCAAGCGCAACCTCTCCTTGAAGGCCGACAACACCTGTCGCGCCAGATGCTCCCACACCAGAAAGGGCAACCTCGACCGAATCGGTTTCATCTCCGACGACTCCGACGGCAGAGACACCCGTAAGGCTCGCCTCAAGGCTTGCTCCGACGCTTCCCGTCGCGCCCGTTGCAGAATTGCCCGAGAGCGTGACGCTTTGCTGGGTGCCGAGGCTACCGACGCCGCCTGTTCCGGTGACGCCTGTGACCGGGAGGCTGTCCCATTGCGCGTCATCCCATGTACCTGTGTCCCACGGCCCCTTCGCCACGGCTCATCACACAATCCGCATCAGCGCGGTAGAGGCATCGTTAGTCGGCATGGTCAGGATGAAATTACCCGCCGTGACCGTCTGCGCCCCGAAGGTGTAAACCGCGACCGACTTGTCGGCCTGCGTGCTGTTGTAAATCAACACCGCGTCAAACGCCGTCGTCAGGGTCACCGCCGAATAAGTCAGCGAGGCAGAGGGCGTCCAATACGCCGTGGTTCCGCTTGAGGTGGGCGCTGTGGCGTTAGAAACGGTGATGCCGCCTGCGCTATACCCCGCGCCCGACACCTCTCCAGAGGCGTTATAGGCGGTCGTGGCAGCGTTAACGGTAGCCGTGGCCTCGTAGAGCGCAGCCTTGAAGGTGTCCTTGTTGGTGTTTGCCCGAGTTGGCGGGGTGCCGATGGCGTGAACGCCGCCGAGGATTTCGACCTTGAACGAGGTACACATTGCCTGCGAGTTAGGCATCAGAGTTTCTCCGTTTCGCCAAAGAGGGCCGGGACTTGCTTTAGGTGAACATGGACAGACCGATGCACCATCTC